ACACCGATCTATAAGAAAGGCACACCGATCCAAGTACGAGGTGCACTACTGTTTAATCATTACCTTAAGATGAAAGGTCTTACACGTAAGTATGAGCCTATCACTAATGGTAACAAGATCAAGTTCGTGTATCTACGTACACCAAATCCTATCAATGAGAACGTTATCTCATTCAACTCTGTATTACCATCTGAGTTTGGTCTTGATGACTATATAGATTATGATCTGCAGTTCGAGAAGGTATTCCTCGATGCACTAAACATTGTTATTGATCCGTTAGGATGGCATGCTGAAGAGAAAGCTTCTCTTGAGTCTTTCTTTGGTTAGTATCAATGGATGTATAGCTTTAAATCCTGGTACAATTGAAGCTATTAAGGTAGCATCTGAAGTAAAGACAGTGGGTGATGGACTATCATCAGTGTCTACAGGTAAAACATTGACTGACCATGCAATAAGTAAGATAGTAGATAAAGATTGTAGTACGTTTCACATGTTTCAACATAAGAATTTTTGTAGAGTAAAGGTAAAATATGAAGTGCGATATATGCAAAAAAGAAGTAGACAAGAATTGTCAGTGGAAGCCATGCAAATTATTAATTCACTTAAAGAAAAGAAAGGCAAGTAAATGAGTTACAACTGGGCAAAAGATATGAGTGACATGCACCATAAGTTTGGTGTAAAAGAAGTTGTATCAAAGATGGATGCTAATAAGTTAGCAGAGTTTCTTGAGTTCCGCATCAAGTGTTTACAAGAAGAACTCGATGAACTTAAAGCAGCAAAGAACGGCGATGATGCAGTGGATGCATTGATCGACTTATCTGTGTTTGCTATAGGTACATTGGATTTATTTGATGTACATGCTAATATGGCATGGGATAAAGTATATACGGCAAATATTACTAAGGAAGTCGGTATTAAAGCATCAAGACCAAACCCACTAGGTTTACCTGATCTTATTAAGCCTGAAGGTTGGGTTGCACCTACTCATGTTGGTAACATCGGATTATTTGAAAAGATCTACGATTGAAATTTAATAGATCAAAACTAGACCAGCAATTATTATTAGCTCGAGCTGAGGCAGAGGCTAGTAAGATAGTTGTTAAAGACAAGACTGGTAGAAACTACCAACAGATCCTTGAAGCATGCTTATACGGTCAAGCAGCAGAGGTATACCTACTATCGATAGGATACATCGATGATACTAGACCATATAAAGATCTATTTGAACCCGATGATACGCCTATTGAGGTTAAAGTTACACAACATATAGGCAATGTACCATACATATTAGATAGGTGTGCAGAACGTATACAAGAGTCATGGAGGACGCATCCTACTCGTGTCTATATATGGATCAATGACAAAGAATCAGATGACTATGAATTGAATGGGATCTATGATTGGAATGGTAGAGGTTGGGTTAAAAAATAATTTTACTTTATATATTAATTGTGGTATTATGTATCTATAACATGGGAGTTATATTATGAAACAGTATTCAAGACCGTCAGCAAACATCTTATTAGAAGCTGCTGATATCCAAGAAAAGAAAGGCAATGACTATAACAATGCCTCAAGTCGTGTGCAACAAGCCGACTACTATGAGCATGGTGTATGGACATTGCTTGACATCATCAAAGCAAAATACCTTCGAATGGTATCTGTATTAGAAGCACAAGAAGCCGGTGGTAAACCTAACTATGAATCAGTTGAAGACTCTGCTCTTGACATGATCAACTATGCATCCTTTGTGGTTGCATATTGTCGTGGTCAAATCCCTGGTCAAGATCCTGATAAGGATATCTTTAATAAACCAAAGACTATTAAATTTCCAAAACATGGAGCAGGTCAATGAGTACAGTCTATGGTGTAAGTAATATTAGAAACATCTTTAAAGAGAAGTTAAAGATGGGGGACTTCGTTACTGATAAGACTGGTGTCAAGACAGTTGAGATCATAAACGCAGCATTCTTTGCTAATGAACCATCAATCTTTGGTACAGTCAATCATGACTATGTAGAAAGAGAATTAGAATGGTATAAGTCAATGTCACTTAACGTTAATGACATCCCAGGTGGTCCACCAGAGATCTGGAAAATGGTTGCAAACGCTAATGGATATATCAACTCAAACTATGGGTGGTGCATCTATTCGCAACAGAATGGAGATCAATATGAGAACGTACTTAATGAACTCATAAAGAACCCGCTATCTCGTAGAGCTACAATGATCTATAATCGTCCTACTATGCATGATGATTATAACAAAGGTGGTATGTCAGACTTTATGTGTACTAATGCAGTGCAGTATCTTATCAGGAACAATAAAGTAAACGCATTGGTCTATATGAGATCAAATGATGCCGTGTTTGGTTATAAGAACGATTATGCATGGCAAAAACATATATTGGAACAGCTAGTAATAGACTTAAGAAACGAATGGTTAGAAACACTTGAAATTGGTGATATCTATTGGAACGTAGCATCTCTTCATGTTTATGAAAGGCATTTTAAGTTCATCGATGGCGATCAATAAATGGTATAAGCGATACCTCAAGCTTGCAAAAGAAGTAGCTACATGGTCAAAAGACCCTAACACACAAGTTGGTGCAGTGGTAGTTGGATCAAAGGGTCAGATCTTATCTCAAGGCTATAATGGTTTTCCAAGAGGTATAGCTGATTCAAACAAAAGATTAAATGATAGAGACCTAAAGCTATCATTAATTGTACATGCTGAGATGAATGCAATATATAATGCTACATACTCAGGCGTATCATTAGACGGTTCAACCATATTCATTCATGGTTTACCAGCATGCTCAGAGTGTGCAAAGGGTATCATCCAAGTAGGGATTAAGAAAGTAGTAGTATCAAAACAGTGCATCGAAGCTAGGCCACATTGGAACGATTCATGGAAAAAGTCCATAGCAATGTTTGCTGAAGCTGGTGTTGCAGTATTTGTAATCAATGAGGAGTAATCATGGCGCAACCAGGCAAAGGCGGTAAAGTTCATCCAGGAAAAAGACACAATAATCCTGATACATATAAGAACGGTAAACCTCGTATCAGAGGTTATAACCTAGCAAGACTAACAGCGTTGTTAGAAAAGACCGCAACAAAGAAAGAGAAACGTAAGATCCAGAATCAAATTGATAGAAAAACAAAATAAGGAAAAATCATGGGATTATTAGATAAGATCAGAAGTAACTCAACGATCAAGGACTCGGAAGTATTATCCAAGTCTAAGTTCTTTACAAAGAAGGACATGATACCTACATCCATTCCAGCAATCAACATTGCATTGAGTGGTAGACTTGACGGTGGTTTAACACCCGGTCTAACGATGTGGGCAGGTCCATCCAAACACTTTAAGACAGCTTTCTCATTGCTGATGGCTAAGTCTTACATGGACAAATACAAAGATTCAGTATTATTATTCTATGATTCAGAGTTTGGTACACCTCAATCGTACTTTGAATCGTTTGGTATCGACCAAACAAGGGTGCTACATACTCCAGTTACAGACGTAGAGCAGCTTAAGTTTGATATCATGAAGCAGATCCAAGGCATCGAGCGCGATGACAAGATCATGATCATCATCGACTCAATCGGCAACCTTGCTTCTAAGAAGGAAGTTGAAGATACCCTTGACGGTAAGTCTGTTGCAGATATGTCAAGAGCAAAACAAATCAAGTCATTATTCCGTATGGTTACACCGCACCTTACACTTAAAGATATCCCGATGGTTGTTGTTAACCATACTTACATGACTATGGAGATGTACTCTAAGCCAGTAGTTGGTGGTGGTACAGGCTCATACTATTCAGCAGATAACATCTACATCCTTGGTCGTCAACAAGATAAGGATGGTACAGAGTTAACTGGTTGGAACTTTATTATTAATGTGGAGAAATCTAGATATGTCAGAGAAAAAAGTAAGATACCTGTTACTGTTAGTTTTGATGGCGGTATTAGTAAGTGGTCTGGCCTTCTTGATATTGCTCTCGAAACTGGTCATGTGGTTAAGCCATCTGTTGGTTGGTTTGCTCGCTTAAACAAAGATACTGGTGAGATCGGTAATAAGTATCGAATCAAGGATACAGACTCTAAAGAGTTTTGGTTGCCTATCTTGACTGATAAAACTTTCCAAGATGCAGTCAAAGATAAGTATCAAGTCGCTCATGGTGCTATCATTCGAGATGAAGACATCGACATCGATGAATCATTAGCTGCAATTGGGGATGAAGAATTTGTTGCATAAGATCCAATATGAAGAGTTCCCATACTCAGTAGACAAGTATGGGATCGAGATCACTGAGGGCCAATATCAAGGTATCAAGTTCCTAATGGGTAAAGTTGAGCTTAAGGAAAACCCTGAGCAAGATAACTGTACTTTAAAGTACCACTATGATATAATAGAGAATCCAGTAGAGTTCCAAACCCAAGCTGAAATAAACCAGTTCGAACGGTTTGTGGGAGATCTATTGATGCAGATGCTTGATGATGGTGTCAAGAAGAATGATTTAATTTATACAGGCGGTGTCGATGAGGATTGAAACAACCATACTAAGTAACCTTATATTCAATGAAGAGTATAGCCGTAAGGTCATACCATTCTTAAAACGTAGGTACTTTTCTGAACGTAAAGAAGCAATCGTATTCGAAGAGATATCTAAGTTCTTTGAAACGTATAACAAACCAATAACACCAGAGATCCTTGCGATCGAAGTAAACAACCGTAAGGACATCTCTGACAGCGATTTAAAAGATCAACAGCAATTGATCTCTGAACTGAAACAACAAGACACTAATGAGGAGTGGTTATTAAATGAAACAGAAAACTTTTGCCAAAAGAAAGCAGTCTATAATGCAATCCTCGATGCGATCGGTATCATCGATGGCAAAGACAAAAATAGGTCAGAGGATGCTATCCCTAGCCTCCTTTCAGATGCTCTTGGCGTTAGTTTCGATAGTCATGTTGGGCATTCCTATCTTGCTGATTCTGATCAAAGGTATGAGTTTTATCATCATGTAGAAGAAAAGGTTAAGTTTGACTTGGATATGCTTAATAAGATCACTAAGGGTGGTCTAAGTAAGAAGACGTTGAACGTAGTGTTAGCAGGTACAGGCGTGGGTAAGTCATTATTCATGTGTCATTGTGCGGCAGCAAACCTACTTGATAATAAGAACGTGTTGTATATTACCATGGAGATGGCTGAGGAACGTATCGCAGAACGCGTCGATGCAAACCTATTGAACCTCTCTATGGATGAGTTAAAGGTGGTCGATAAGCCCATCTTTGATAGTCGTTTAGATAAGGTCAGGAAGAAGTCTCAAGGTAAGTTGATCATCAAGGAATATCCAACTGCCGGTGCCCATGCTGGACATTTTAGGGCATTACTTGAAGAGTTAAAACTTAAACAAGAGTTTCAACCTGACATTATCTACATTGACTATCTAAATATTTGTAGTTCACAACGACTTCGATATGGGGCTAACGTAAACAGTTATACCTATGTCAAGACGATTGCTGAAGAACTAAGGGGTTTGG